TTATATATGGTAGAAGTTGGGGCAGTAGATTATCCTAAAACCTATATTGGACACTCATTTAAATATATTCAGAGATGAATGACCCTAAAGTAGTAAGAGGTTCCAATATGATTGCCTCTATAAAGGTGAGTGGCACATTTTACCCTGTATTTTGTGCTAAGTCTTGCTCTTTTGAGATGACTAATGAGATTATCAATAGGACCTCAGTAAATGATGGGTTATTTACTAAAAGAAGGATAAGAAGAACTGAGTGGTCGGGTTCTGCATCAGGGGTTTTGGTTACTAACAATGATGGAGACAGATATTCACCTTTTTACTTAATGCAACAATCAGTAGCAAGGGCTGTCCAAGAGTGGCAGTTTGAGTTTACTAACTTAGATGGTGATGTTAGAACAATTGAAGGTGAGGCTTTAATTCAAAACTTACCTATTAGTGGGGATGTTCAGAGTTTCGTACAATGTACGGTTAATATAATAGGCACAGGGGCTTTTGTAATGGATGCAAGCCCATCAAGTCCTACAGCAGATGAGAATGTTGACTCTGACTTTTGGAGTGCAACTGCTGGACAGAATTTTGTGTCAGGATTGTCATTTTATGGCAAAACCTTACAAGGCAAGACAATACTTGCTATTAGTAGGGAGGGAACAGTTTATGATCCTATTACCACGGGAAGTCCATCAAATCGGACTGCATTATTTAATAGTGCATTGGGTAGGATTACATTTGATTCAAACATACCTTTTAACCCAGGCGAGACAGTTTGGGCAATGTGGAAAGACTAATGACAGTAGAAAAAACATTTTATCCGAGTCCGACTCTCAATGAGATTACAGATGCGTCTTTTGCCTACACTAAAGTATTAATGGTGGCAAGAGAAGGTGTGACCTATGATATATTAGTTAGTAATAATGATATAGCAATTACAAGTAGGCAAGTATTACATCAGCCTGCTTATGGAGTAATATTTTTTAGTGGGGATATTCCCTTCAACCCAAATGAATCAGTAAATGTTGTATATGAAACAAATCCTTAAATTAGTTTTTTTGCTTGTTATTGGGCAGACAGCCTTTGGACAAGCACCGAGTAATTATGTAAACATCAATGGCCGCTATCGGTGGATTGCTGGTATGTTTGACTCTACCTTTCACATTCCTAAAGGTTCAACACCTTCATTAAGAACAGGAGGGTCCACCAATAGTGGAGGTTTGTTTTACAACACCTCTGATTCAAGTGTTTACACTTACACAGGTACACAATGGATTAAGCTAAGGGGAGTAATAATTGATACCACAAGTTTAAGTAACCGCATCAATCTAAAGTTGAATATCAGCGACACTGCTGCTATGTTAGCCCCCTATCTTAGAAAGGTAGACACAGCTTCCCTGAGCAATCGCATAAACTTAAAGCTCAATATTAGCGACACAGCCTCCATGCTGAATCCTTATTTGAGAAAGATTGATACTACTAATAAATATGTCACACAAGTCTATAAAAAGAATGCCTCTGATTCTGTGTTTTATGTAAAAGGTGGGAATCATATTTGGGCTTTTAATGATAGTACAGGCTCCCCTGGTGGTGGAGGAGGTGGTAAGGTTTACTACTTCAATGGTGGTGTTTCTATGGGTACTATTAGTGGTTTACAGATGTATGAATTAGGAGATACTGCTAACACAGGGACAGCTGCTAACTTTACAAGGGCAACTACAGGAAATATTGCCAATTTCATTACTGATCCGGGAAAGCCTGGACTTGTGCAGATTCCTGCTGGTGTGTGGAGTGTGGATGCTTGGTTGAGTGAGACAGGTGGTGGTTCAAATCACGCTGAGATATGGATTGAGGTGGAAAAGTGGGATGGTTCTACTATTACTACAATTGCAACTTCACCCATTGAACAAATTACTGAAGGGGCAACTCCTAATCTTTATAGTTGGTCTGTTACTATTCCTACAACAACTTTGGCTATTACAGATCGGATAATAATTCAGTTTTATATCTCAAACACAAATGGTAAGACTGTTACTTTATATACTCAGAATGCATATGTGGGTGAGGTGCATACAACCTTTACTACAGGTATTGGTGCGATAAATGGGTTAACTGCTCCAGCTCAGTATTTAGTAACAGGGACCTCAGGAACAGACTTTAATATTAATTCGGCAACTGCTACTCATACTTTTAACTTACCAACAGCTTCCGCAACTAATAGGGGTGCTTTAAGTACAACTGATTGGACAACTTTTAATAGTAAATTAAGCCCAGCCGATACTGTTTCTTTGAGCAATAGAATTAACCTCAAATTAAATATCTCTGACACTGCTTCAATGTTATCTCCTTATGCGAGAACTAACGCAGTAAATGCGGGATTGGCTACAAAGGTTAACATCAGCGATACTTCTACTATGCTCAGTCCGTATGCCAGAAAGAACTTTTTGAATGCTGGAACTGGGATAAGCTACTCATCTACAACTGGAACGATTGCTAATACAGCTCCCGATCAAACAGTGGCTCTTAATGCCGGCACTGGTATATCTATAAGCGGCACTTATCCAAACTTTACTATTACAAATAGTTCGCCAAGTTCTGGGGGCACAGTTACCTCTGTTGGATCAAATACTGGCACAGGATTGACCGGAGGGCCCATTACGACCTCTGGCACACTTGCTATTGATACCTTGTTAATCTCAACCAGAGCTTGGAGGCAAAAGGGCATTGATTCAGTACAAGCAAATTTGACCGCTGGTTTAGCCACTAAATTAAATATTAGCGATACAGCAAGTATGCTAAGCCCTTATGCAAGGACTAATGTGGTTAATGCTGGACTAGCCTTAAAAGTCAACATTTCTGATACAGCTTCTATGCTTACTCCTTATCTAAGAAAGATAGACACTACTTCAATGTTATCTCCTTATTTAAGGTCAAATGTGGCTGCTGCAACGTATGTTCCCCAGACACGAACTATCACTATTAATGGCACATCTCAGGACTTAACAGCCAATAGGACTTACAATGTAGGTACGGTAACCTCGGTAGGTATTACTGCCGGTACTGGGATATCAGTGGCTAATAGCCCGGTAACTGGCTCCGGAAATATCACTGTTACTAATACTGCTCCAGATCAGACTGTAAGCCTTAGTGCTGGTACTGGTATTTCTATTGCGGGTACTTATCCGAGCTTTACCATTACTAACAGCTCCCCTTCAAGTGGAGGCACAGTAACTTCTGTGGGTTCTAATTCTGGTACAGGGCTTACTGGAGGGCCTATTACCGGATCGGGTACTTTAGCTATCGATACAGCCTTAATTTCTACAAGATTATGGAGACAAAAAGGGGTAGATAGTGTAGCTGCTTTAGCCAATACAAAAGTTAGTAGTGTATCTGGAACTGCTCCTATTTCTTCGAGTGGCGGCACTTCCCCGACAATATCAATAAGCCAAGCATCAGGCTCTACAAATGGCTTCTTATCATCTACTGACTGGACTACGTTTAACAATAAGCAAAATGCTTTAACCAATCCAGTTACAGGCACAGGTACTACCAACTATATCCCCAAGTTTACTTCTTCATCTGCAATAGGGAATAGTCAAATCTTTGATAATGGTAGTAATGTAGGAATAAATATTGCAAGTCCTGCTGCTATGTTAGATGTAAATGGTGCAGGTCTTATTCGTGGATTTTTAACTACTACTGATGCTATAAAACTTGGAGCGAATACTTCTGCTCCTACATCAACAGATGCTTTTATTTATAGACCTGCTGATAATACACTTGCATTTGGTACTGCTTCTTCAGAGCGACTCCGCATATCCTCTACGGGTAATGTATCAATAGGAAATACTAATAATACCTATAAGTTAGATGTAACGGGAGATGCAAGAATTAATAATCTATTGTGGTTTACTCCAAGTAGTGGGTTAATGGCATTGGGAGCAAATGGTACAAACTTTGAAATCTATAATGGTGCTGGTGCAGAAACAAGATTAACATTAACTAACTCTGGCAATCTTGGATTAGGAACAAGTAATCCTGCAAGTAATTTACAAGTGGCTGCCGCATCTTCCCCAACAATCGCAATGAGTTTAACAGGAAGTGCTACAAGTGGTTCAAGAGGGGATTTATCTTGGTATAATTCATCAATATCAACCGTAGCTATTATTAGGGCAACTGCGGTGACTGATAATGTAGGCACTCAATTAGAATTTCACACAAGACCTGCTGCTGGTAGTTTGACACAAAGGATGACTCTTGACGCCTCTGGTAATCTTGGATTAGGAGTAACCCCTTCTGCGTGGAGTTTATTGACTGGGTTACAAGTCAAAAATGCTTCTATTGCAGGATATGGAAATAATACTTATATTTTTTCAAATGCTTATTATGATGGCTCAAATTCAAGATATATTAGTAATGGATATGCAAGTTATACAGAGCAGTCTTCAGGTCAGCATATTTGGTACACTGCACCTTCAGGCACAGCAGGTAATGCCATAACCTTTACACAAGCTATGACCTTGGATGCTTCGGGAAGACTTGGCATAGGTACTTCTGCTCCAGCAGAAAAATTAGATGTATATGATAATAGTGCATCAAATGTTTCAATAAAAGTTGGGAACACAAGCGGTGCTTTACAATTATTGCAAGGCAATGGTGCTGCTTATTTATATACCGCTACAAATCAGCCACTCATCTTTAGCAATAACAATAGCGAGAAGATGCGATTAGATGCCTCTGGTAACTTGGGCATTGGCACATCTTCCCCGACATCCAAATTACAAAGCAATAACGCTTCTACCTATAATAGCTCTACACCATCAGGTGCAATTGTAGCTTCTAATTTATCAAATGGAAATGCAATTATTGATATTGGAGTTGATGCAACATATTTAGGATATATTCAGTCAAGGAATTTAACAAATACAACATCTTATAATTTATTATTGAATCCGTTAGCTGGCAATGTAGGTATAGGTACGACTTCCCCAAGCAATAAATTAACAGTCAATGGAACTAATATAGGTATTGATATACAAAATTCAGGAACAACATATTTTAGAACAGAATTAGATGGGGGAAATACTACATATTTAAGTACAATAGGTGCTTATGATATGATATTAAGAACTAACTCTACCGAAAGAATGAGAATAACAAGTGGGGGGAATTTACTTGTTGGAACAACTACTGATATTGGAGATAAAATGTATGTTAATGGAAGTATAAGAATACCTTCTGCAACATTTTTTAGATATGATGGAGATGTTGGTCTAATAGGTTCTGGTTCATCAGTATCAGGTGGAACAGTTTCACAATTAGGAATAAGAGCTGCAAGTGATATTCTTTTTGCAACTAATGGAGCAAATGAGCGAATGAGAATAACAAGTGGGGGCAACGTAGGTATAGGCACTTCTTCCCCGACAGAAGGAAAATTAGTAGTTGCAAATTCAGGCCCTTCTATTATTTATAACAAAGAAACTTCAGTAGGTGTAAATTCTTTTTGGAATGCAAGTGATGGTTCAATAGTACAATTTGGGGTAGTAAGTAATCACCCCTTAATAATGTTGACTAACAACACCGAGCGAATGAGAATAACAAGTGGGGGAGAGGTACTCATAAACACAACTTCAGACGCAGGAGACTATAAGCTACAAGTGAATGGGAATGGATTATTTACAGGAAGATTGCTTGTTAACAATGCTGCTGATGATGCTGATATTGCAATGACAATAAAAGCACCAAGTGGTGTTGGAAAATATATTATGTTTGGTAGAGATGCTTCTGATATTGCCAAATTTACTTTATCATCAAGTGGAGATATTGTAACAGGAGGCTCAATAAAAACCGCAGCCCCAAGTGCGGGAAATGCTGCCGCTTGGAAACTTGGAGAAAGAGTTGCTTCAGCAGGGGTTACCTTTAACGATCAACAATACATTCAACTTGACATAGCAGGAACTACATACTACTTAGCAACAGTTGACTTACCAATGCCTGAGGCTTACCCACAAGCCACAAGTGGTCCATCTAATAACTATAAAATCACTCCTGTACAAGTCAAGACCACAAGAGATGCTGAAATAGAGAAACTTAGAAAAGAAATAGAAGAACTTAAACAATTAATAAAAAACAAATAAAAATGGCAATTATCTACAATTGGGTTATTTCCCAAATGGATTGTGTCCCTCAAGAGGGCAATTTACAAGATGTAGTGGTGACTGTACACTATCGCTATCAGGGTACTGAAGTAGATGCAGACAAGACTTATTTTGCAGAAGTTTATGGTACTGTAACTTTGGGTAATCCCGATCCTGAGCATTACACACCCTATGCAGACTTAACAAAAACACAAGTTGAAGATTGGTTGACTGCAAGTTTGAATGTTGAGAGCTTACAAGCTAATATCTCTACTCAGATTGCAAATCAGAAAAACCCTCCGATTATCACACCAAATTTACCCTGGAACTAAAAAAACACAATATGAAAAAGCTACTATTAATTGCAGCAATTGGACTAATGTCCTTTACCACTCAGGAGCCTAAGACTTACACTATTGTCCTAACAGCAGAAGAAACACAAATTGTATTCGCTGCTTTAGGTGAGTTACCAGCTAAGACTACTGAAGGGATTAGGGCTAAAATTGCTCAACAAGTAACAGAACAAAACAAAAAGTAATGAATTGGGAGATGTTTGTCATTGGTCAGGCTTTAGTGCTTGCTGGTGCTATGATTAAAATTTGGAATGATAGCGAGGTCAAGATAGCTCGCCTCCAAGAAAGGCTGACAAGTGCAGAGGATAAGGATGCTACTCTATTCAAAAAGTTAGATCACATCTCTGCTCAATTAACAGACTTAAGTATTCAATTATCTAAAAAACAAGACAAATGAGTAACTTCTTAAATCTTAATGTTGATGACCTTGTAAAAGGTTTTATCGTGGCTTTCCTATCTACAGCCCTCACAGGGGTTGTGGCAACTTTAGACTCCGGGCTTTTACCAACCTTAGCTGAGTTAAAGAGTGCTGGAATTGTAGGATTAACAGCAGGAATTTCCTATCTGTTAAAGAATCTACTGACTAATAGTCAAGGGGTTGTACTTAAAAAGGACTAATGAGGTTCTTAGTTATCTTACTAATTTTATCAAGCTGCAATCCGGTAAGACAGCTTAACAGGGCAGAGGCTCGCTTGGCTCAGGCTGGGCGGCTTCCTGCTATCTGTTCAGAAAGGTATCCAATTAAGGATACTACTTACATCAAGGATACTTTAGTCAAGATTGACACTTTTTTAAGTGGGGAGTATATTTTTGATACCCTAAGAGTCAATGACACCATTTACCAAATTGAGTATAAACCCTTAGAGATTATTAAGACAAAAACACTTACTAAGGTGGTTCAGGTAGAGGATAGGGCTAAGGTAGAGGCTTTGAGTATCCGTGTGAGCCAATTAGAGGCTAATAGAGGCACTTTAATTCAAGAGTTGGCAGAATATAAGGATAAGGCTAAATACCGCTTAAATTGGCTTATTTTACTCATTTGTGGCATATTAGGGTTTACCATT